CATCATTATGCTCGTGCTGGTGTTTGATCCACTCGCCATTCTACTTGTGATTGCAGCTAACATGCAGCTAAATTATGCTACAGGTAAACGCATTGAGTTTATGTCTCTCGATGAAACAGTCACTGAAACCGCTGAAGAGCTATATGAAAAATCGGAAGAAACCAAAGCCGAAGAAACGGCTGGACAGTTGCAAGCAGCCGAAATGGTAATGGAAGAGGATAAAGAACTTCTATCAAAATTATCTGATGGTGAAACTCTGAACCCCTCAGACCGAAAAAGGTTAAAGGACTTAGATTGGTTGATTGATAGAAAGAGATCTTAATGTGGAATTATGAAGATATTGATGAAGTCAATATCGAAATATCTAGTTTATGTAATTCAATATGTGCTTGGTGTCCTCGATATGAGAACATGTCAACTGTTGTAAATAAGCAACTCACTCCCCAATATATTTCAATTGATAAATTCAAAGATTGGTTTCCACCCGAATTCGTTTCGGGCGTCAAGCATTGGACATATTCTGGAGACTATGGTGATGCAGGAACTAACCCACACCTCGTAGATATTTTTAAATATACGTTTGAACATGCTCCTCGTGCAGCTGTCAGAGTTGTTACAAATGGGGGTATGAAAAATCCAAAATTCTGGTCTGAGATGGGTGAACTTTTCTCAGAAGACGAAAACAGATTGGTTGTTTTTTCTATTGATGGTTTGGAGGACACAAATCATATCTATAGAAGAACTGTCAATTGGAATAAGGTAATGGACAATTCTTCTGCATATATAGAAGCTGGCGGAAAAGCAGTCTGGGATTTTTTGACATTTAAACATAATGAGCATCAAATCGAAGAAGTCATATTACTATCAAAAGAGATGGGGTTTTCAGATATAAACATCAAACTTCCAAAGGGATTTGAAAAGGGCAATATGAAAGTCAAAGATAAAGATTTTAATGTTGTTTATGAAATTGAACCTGTGGATACATCGCACATCAATAACATCTATCCAGACCTTAATGGTCAAAAAGCTGAAGATTTAGATTACGAAAGTCTTCGTGAGGCTGTAGAAAATTATTATGCTGAGGAGGAGGGAGATATTCATTGCTTCTCTAAAAGAAGCGGTGTTGAGATTCGAGTAACTTCTTGGGGCGATGTTTACCCTTGTTGTCATTTCGGTCACCTTTCGCTCTACCCTAGAGAGAATCAACAGGTTATGAAGGCTCAGATGATAGATATATTTAAGGACAAGAAGATAAATCTGAACGATCAGTCTCTCGAACAAATCCTTGCTTCTGACCCATATAAATGGATATATGACAGTTGGGAGAAAAAGTCTTGTGTGACTTGTTGGGGAAATTGTGGAGTATCAAAAGATAAACAATCTACAATGCAACAAATATATCAGAAAGAAGGTAAGATTCATGGCACAACCTAAAGCACTTATTGTTGGTGGTGGATCTAAATTTGGTGAAGCATTTTCTGAGTTAGCAAGTGCTGATTACGAGGTTCATGTAATAACTGGCAGCGATAGCGATGCAGACCGAACCATTAAAGTAGATTGGAATCATGTAGGTATTGATGACGTCTTACCTAGAATTGATAAGTCTTATGATTTAGTTTTATTTAATCAGAATGGCGGTGGATCTCCAAATGGCGTAGAAGGTGAACATTCCTTCTTGAATCACACGCAGCCATTAGAGTTTTGGAACAGAGGTTTTTTTAACAATGTCCAATTATCTTACTACATAACCAGACACCTAGACCTTAAAGATAGTGATAAGATTTGCTGGATGTTAACCCCTCTATTTCACCCGACTCTTCGTGAATATGGAAAAATGTATGGCGGTTATGCTGGCGATAAGGCATACAATTTTCATATGATGAAATCATTTTCATATTATAGCGATGCCAGTTTTTATGGTATAGTTCCAAGACACTTTGATGAGACAGACCAGTTCTCTTTGGCTATATATGATGTAATAAAAAATCTTGAGCCAAAATTGTCTGGGCAATTGATTGATGAAGAAGGGAATGTCTGGAATGCCTGATGAGTTTTACTATGCAATGGGTATCAAACAACCAATAAAAGAAGTTCTTTTTTGGGATGCAAATGAAGAAAAACAGTATACAGAGGGATTGAAGAAAAATCGCGAGAGGTATGAGTTAGAAGGATGGATTCCCCTTCCTGCTGATGAGAGAGTCTTTGGACACAGATATCTTCACACTCCGAGCAACCCTGGAATTAATGATTGGGTAAATTTTTCATACAAAACCAATAGTCATGGGTTTCGTATGGATGAAGAAATGCCAACAACAAAAAAGGTAAGGAGCGCAATCGCTCTTGGTTGTTCAAACACTTTTGGGATCGGAATGCCGAATGGTCTTGTCTGGCCAACTATAGTTAGTCATACTTTGAAACACAGAGTATATAACTTGGGATATCCAGGAGGGTCTCTGGACAAGGCATTTAGAGTATTAATGGCTTGGCTTCCTATCATTAGACCAGCTCATGTATTCCTCCTAGAACCTCCAGGAGTCAGATATGAGACTATCAGTCTATCTCTTAGATACCACAATCACCTCACTAGTGGGAACAATATCCAAGGAATACCTATTAGGTTTGAGAGGGAAGAGGAGTGGATGTTACACAGAGAAAAAACAATGAGAGCAATTAAATCTCTGTGTGATGAGTTCGAAACCCCACTGATTACAATGCAAATCGATGATGACCATGCACCAGAAGTTACAAAATGGTTTGGGCGTGTGGACTCAGCTCGTGATCTCACTCACCCTGGAAGATATTGTCACTTACGAATTGCATTGAGAATGCTGCAAAAAGCTGGTCATTCTTTTAATGTCCCAGATAATGCTTGACATTCAATCTAAAATAACATAGAGTAAGGTATTGTTAATTATGGAGTATAATATGACTGATATTGTAAATGAACTTGAAAATCGTGTGGTAACTATTACCTTCGACAAACTCGACGGAACTGAGCGTGTAATGAATGCAACGCTTCAAGAGTCTGTTGTCCCTGAAACTAAGGGTGGCAAGACAAAAGCATCTGAGACTAACTTAGTTGTTTTTGATGTCGATAAACAAGGTTGGCGCACAATTGTTGTCGATCGCATTAAAGCGGTTGCATAATAATTGCTTGACATTTTGGAAACTTTGAGATATACTATAAGTATAACTAAAGGAGTCCATTATGGCACGAGAACCAGAACAGTTCAAGCGTAAGAAGATCCGCAAGAAGCGGAAACCTATGACGCCTGAACAAAAAGCAGCAGCAGTCGAGCGGTTAGCAAAAGCACGAGCCGCTCGGCAGGCTGCGAACCCATCCCAACCTAAAAATGTATGCGCTAAAGTGCTCGAGTTAGATGACGAGCATTTTCTCTCATACAACAAAGTTAAGGGATGGATAAAATCTAATCAAGAATTATTGAAAGAAGCACGTGCATCCTTACGTCAGAATATAAAGGGTGCTGAAGCTGAAGTTAAGAATTACGAGGCATACGTTCGCAATATGAATAAGTATCTTCGTGACGGCGATTGGGTCGATAACTTCTATGGTGAACATATGAACAATACAATTAAATGGCGGTGCATTCACCCAGCATATGACGATGATGGTAACATCAAACGTCAACATGGTGTGTTCTATATGGATCTTGGATATCGCTGGGGTTATGAGCCAGAAGGAGACGAAGCATGATTGTCATTGATTACAACCAAACATTCATCTCAAACTTTATGGCTGAGACTCGTGGTCGCCCAGATGTCGAGGTAAATGTCGACCTTCTTCGTCATATGATTCTAAACCAGATTCGCAATTATCGTAATCGGTTTGGTAATGAGTATGGCGAGGTCGTTATTGCCTGTGATAATCGACACTACTGGCGTCGCGAGGTTTATCCTTACTACAAAGCTGCTCGTAAGAAGGCTCGTGACTCTAGCGGTCATGATTGGTCATCTATCTTTGATGCCCTACATATGATCAGAAGCGAACTTGATGAGTTTATGCCTTACGCTCTACTAGATATCGAGGGTGCAGAGGCAGATGATGTTATCGGTGCGTTGGCTGAGTATAGTCAGACTTCTGTAGAAGGTGCGCTATTCGAAGAGCCAGAACCTTTCCTGATTATCTCAGGTGATCATGACTTCCAACAGCTACAGAAGTTCTCGAATGTGGCTCAGTATTCACCTATGAAGAAGAAGATGGTGAAGCTGACTGAGACGCCTGCTGAGGTATTGCTTGAGCATATTATCACTGGAGACAAGGGCGACGGTGTCCCTAATATCTTGAGTGCCGATGATACATTTGTGACTGAAGGTAAACGCCAAAAGCCAATTCGCAAAACTTTACTAGCTGAATGGAAGAAACAGAAGCCTGAAGAGTTTATCAATGGCGAGATGGCAGCTGGATATGTGCGCAACAAACAGCTTGTTGAATTGTCAATGACTCCTCAGGAAATCAAGGATGCAGTTATAGATAGTTATGAGAAGCAAAAAGGTAAAAGCCGTGCCCACTTGCTTAATTATTTTGTAAAATATCGGCTTAGAAATATGATGGAAGTGGCGGAGGATTTTTAATATGGACGTAGAATGTTTTGGAAATTTTGGCGATGATGTCGCATCAGAAGAACATATTGTATATAAGAAACAGGATGATGGTGGGATTAAGCGTCTCACATATATCCGCAAGTATCTACCAGAATCAAAGCAAGGTTATGTAGATACATTTAAATCAGAGGTTTTAGTATAATGGCGAAGAAATTTAGACAAGCAAATGAAGGCTTCGATTGGGTCTTTGAAGCAAAGAGCAAGAACGATCAGGTCGCTCGCTTGAAAGAGTGGGCTGCTGGCAACCAAACTGTTGTGCCAATGGTTCGTATCGGTGTCGGTGCTGAGAAAGTCGAGTTCGGTTTACCATCTGGTATGCCTGAAAATGTGAAACTCGATAAAGATATTCCTGATGGCATGGGTGATGCATCTATTCAGATGGAGTGGCGTCGCATCAAAACATTCCTCGACCCCAATGGCAACCTCAAGAACCTGCCAGCATGGAAGCAGGAAATGAATTGGGTTCAAATCCTAGAGGGGTTGCATCACAAAGAAGCTGAAGTTCTGACTGCTGTGAAAGACGGCACTATGCTGAAGTTGTATCCGAAACTTGAGAAGCTGTTGAAGGATCTCGGTATCGAGGAATATAACAAGCCAGTCAAGAAGACACGGAAGAAAAAAGCAACTGCTAAGTAGGTCTGTAGGGATCGTAAAAGCGACCCCATTGCCAGCCTTCTGGTAATTCCTGAGTTGCATTGATCAGGTGATTTTTTCCACTAGGTTCGACGCACCATTTACGCCTTGGTCTCTCAAACGCTTTCTGACGGATTTTCGCGATAGTCTCGGGTGAGTGTCTTCTACCATACATAGGATTGAATTCACCACGCCGCGTTCCAGTCATGGTCTTGCTGATTTTATTTTTATGATTTTCAGTAAGACCATTTTTGTGAGGATGTTTATCACCTAACTTTGCTTGTCGTATGCGTTCTCTGCCTTCTGGTGTATGCCAACCTGTCCTATCACGACATCTATCTACAATCGGATCATTGTTTTTATTTTGTGTGATAACATAGTCCCGAACAGCTTCCACTGTTGAGAATTTAATTAGCATCTCGCGCGGTTTGGGGACTTCTTGTAGGTTTTTTTCGTCTACAATCCAGTATTCATCTTTGGTCTTAAATGCAAAAAATCTGGATGGTCTAATCATGGCAATCACTTTGATAAATATATAAACTATTTATAGGGAAAATATGCACGGTTTAATGTTTGGTGGATGGGTTGACTCGAGCGTTGGTGGTATCTTCGCTGGTCGATCACATGTATCTAGCAAACGAGCAGCAGGTGCACACACCATCGCCTCCCACCTCAGAAGAGAGGGATGGGACATTGAAGTCATTGATTTCTTTCCTGCATGGACTCTCGAGGAATTGAAGGAATTAATGGGCTTGCGTGTCAGAAAAGATACAAAGTTTATTGGCATCAGCGTGTCCATTCCTCCCGAGACAGTGTCCATATATCACGGTGCTGACTTCGTGCGATGGGTTAAGAAAACCTACCCTGACATTGTTGTTCTTGCTGGAAGCCAGCATTTGATGACGACACATCACCTTCCTGCTGATTATCATCTAGCGGGATATGGCGAACGCTCTTTGACTGAGTTGTTAAAACACATCGAAGGTAAACCTTCTAATGTGGTTATCGAAAAGGTCACACTAACTCCCGACATAATTGATGATGTTGAAAAGACATTAAACTTTGTAAATTGTGACACATCAAACCCTGCATACCCAATGGAAGATCCAGCCACAATATATGAGGCGAGAGATTTTATTGAACCACATGAGGTTTTATCGATTGAAATCAACAGAGGGTGCAAATTTAAATGTAAGTTTTGTTCTTTCAATCTTATTGGTATGAGACAAGACACCTCTAGATGCTATCATGGCTTACACGACGAATTAAAGAGAAATTATGAATCTTGGGGAGTCACAGACTATACAAATGTCGATGAGACATCAAACGCTAATCCTTCAAGCATGGAAGGTTCAGCTGAAGTCATACGAAAACTAGATTTTGAAGTAAATATGCAGGGTTTCATCAGAGCAGACTTGCTTGCTGCTAGACCACAAGATTGGGAACACATCGCTGATATGGGGTTGTGGGGACACTTCTATGGTATCGAATCTTTCAACTATGAGTCTGCAAAATCTGTAGGTAAGGGCATGCGTCCTGAAAAAGTTAAGGAAGGTCTTCTTGCCGCACAAGAGTATTTTAAAAAGAGATGTAAATATTACAGAGCCACAAGTAGTTTCATAATTGGACTTCCACACGAGACAGAAGAGACATTTGATGATGGGATTAAATGGATTTTTGATAATATGGAAGCACCCAATGCAGTCTTATTTCCACTATTCATACAGCATGAACTCGTTGGAAGTAAACTTAAAAACAAATATTCGGAATTGGATTATACCTTTAAAGATAGCCCATTGATCCAGGAAGCAACACTGCAAGAGTTGAGACCAGATTATGATGAAATTGATAATGACCTCATGTGGCAGCATATGCTTCAGACTGGTAGCACATTGTGGAAACACGACACAATGAATATCTACGAGGCATGGAAAATCATGGCAAAATATGCAAACGATCCAAATTTCCATCAAAACCAGAGACCTAGTATCTGGCATTTTCATCG